AGAAAATCCTGGCTCTAAACTAAAAACAGCGGTCACTGGCAAAGTCAAACCAGGATCTAAAGCTGCTAAAAGACGTAAATCATTTTGTGCGAGATCACTCGGACAAATGAAAAAATTTCCTAAAGCTGCCAAAGATCCTAACTCAAGACTAAGACAGGCTCGCAGAAGATGGAAGTGTTAACATGAGAAAAAAAATGATGGGTGGCGGTATGATGGAAAGAACTGCCATGAAAAAAGGTGGCAAGATGAATGCAGGATTAAAAGCATTTCTTGCTAAAAAGAAAAAAGCCAAAATGAAAAAGAAAAAATAATGAAAAAGGCTAAAGCAAAAATAAAGAAAGTAATGAAGGGTTTGCAAAAAGCATCTAAGACACATGCTGCTCAAGCAAAAACCTTGAAAGGAGTTTTACATGGCCGATCCAAAAGTAGGAACGGGAAAAAAACCTAAAGGCTCCGGACGTAGACTTTATACGGACGAGAATCCTAGAGATACTGTCCGTATAAAATTTGCAACACCTACGGATGCAAGAAAAACTGTTGCAAAAGTCAAAAGGATATCAAAACCTTTTGCAAGAAAAATACAAATTCTTACCGTTGGAGAACAGCGTGCCAAGGTAATGGGTAAATCAAAAGTCGCTGCAATATTTAAAAAAGGAAAAGATGCAATTAGAAAGGGGAGAAAGTAATGGATGGATTAGATGTATTGTATAAAATCCAAAGAATGCTGAAGGAGGATTATCAAACAATAGGTGAAGCTATGATAAGCGGAGGTGTTGACAATATGGAAAAATACAAATATATGATGGGACAGGCGCATGCCTGTAAAAAAATATCACAGGAAATCTCTAACCTGCTGAATAAAAAGGAGCAAACAAATGAGCAAAAACCAGACCTTAGAAACGTCGTCAAATTCGACCCCAAAGATTAAGTCGGCATTATTAGATAAATACGACAACGAATATAAAAAAGAAGTTGACGGATACGAACGTTTAAAAACAAAAGAATCAGAAAAATTACCAAAACCAACTGGATGGAGAATATTAGTTCTGCCATTCAAACTACCAGAAAAAACAAAAGGTGGATTGTATTTAGGACAAGAGACTCTTGAAAGACAGCAAGTTGGTTCAACATGCGGACTAGTTTTAGAAATGGGTCCACACTGTTATGACAAAGAAAAATTTCCCGAGGGACCTTGGTGTAAAAAAGGTGACTGGGTTATTTTTGCAAGATATGCTGGATCTAGAATCCAGATCGATGGTGGGGAAGTAAGATTGCTAAATGATGATGAAGTTTTAGCAACCATCGAAAAACCTGAAGACATACTTCATCAATACTAATCATAGATAGGAGAAAACTATGCCAGAAGAAGAAAAGAAAACAGTTGATATAGATACATCAGGACCTGATGTAGATGTTCAATTGCCTGAAGAAAAGGAGAACGAAAATGTTCAAACTGATAATGACACTACTAACGTTGTCGAGTCAGCTAGTGAACCTACTGACACAACTGCAAATGTGGAAGAAGAAAAGAAAGAAGAAAAGAAAGAATCATTACAAGAAGAGAAAGAAAAAGAATTAGAACAATACTCTGATAGTGTTCAGAGAAGAATAGCAAAGCTAACCAAAAAATGGAGAGAAGCTGAGAGACAAAAAGATGAAGCTACTGATTATGCTAAAGCTCAAATTAAATTGAGAGAGCAAGCAGAAGCTAAGATCTCTAAGTTCGAACCTGAGTTTTTCAAAAACGCTGAAGATAGCGTCGAGAATGGTCTTAAAGCAGCACAAGCAAAACTTGCTGCAGCTAGAGAGGCTAATGATTTAACAGCTGAAGCAGAAGCTTTGACTGCTATATCAGAGTTTGGTTATAGAAGAGCTAGACTTGCTGAAACTAAAAATGAGCAAGAAGAGTACAATAAAAAACTAAAAGAACAACCAAAACCGGAGATAAACCTAAATAGACAGACGGCTTCTGCTGGATCACCTGATCCAAAAGCTGAAGATTGGGCTAGTAAAAATTCATGGTTTGGACAAGATACAGCCATGACTTATACTGCTTTTGATCTTCACAAAAAGTTGACTGAAGATGAAGGTTTTGACCCATCAAGTGACGAGTATTATTCTGAAATAGATAAAAGAATAAGACTTGAATTCCCACACAAGTTTGCTAATAATAGTGATAAGGGAGAAACTACGGCCAAACCTGTACAAACAGTAGCTTCAGCGAAGCGAAGTACAAATACCGGTCGCAAAAACTCTGTGAGACTCACATCATCACAGGTAGCAATCGCTAAAAAATTAGGTGTGCCACTTGAAGAATATGCGAAACAATTAAAAATCACGAAGGAGGCGTAAGCATATGGAAAATAATAATGATAAAAGAGCATCCCGTGCGAGTCAGACTAGAGAGAAAACATCTCAGAAAAAAGTTTGGGCTCCCCCGTCATCTTTAGATGCACCCCCTGCACCGACAGGTTTTCAACATAGATGGATAAGAGTAGAATCTATGGGCTTTCAGGATACCAAAAATATTTCTGGAAGAATAAGATCGGGATACGAATTAGTGAGAGCTGATGAATATCCAGATTCAGATTATCCAATGGTTGAAGATGGTAAATACAAGGGAGTGATCGGAGTTGGTGGCCTTGTGCTGGCAAGGGTACCGGAAGAGATCGCAAAGCAAAGATCTGAATACTATGTTAAACAACATGGTGATAAGGTAGAAGCGGTAGACAACGATCTTATGAAGGAACAGCATCCAAGTATGCCGATCAATGTTGATCGACAGACTCGTGTAACCTTCGGTGGTACGAAGAAATCCTAAAAAGAATTCTTTACCATCAAAGGATAAATCAATGAATGTCTAAAGGAGGACACAACTATGGCAAATAAAGACGCCGCTTTCGGTTTGAAAGCACTAGGAAAAGTTGGTCAGAATAGAGACAACCAAGGTTTATCCGAGTATGATATCGCAGCAAGTGCTACAGCGATATTCCAAAACGACCCAGTAGAAATGTTAGCTACTGGAACAATTGGAGTAGCTGCAGCAGGTGATGTTTTATTAGGAGCACTCAATGGTGTCTTTTTCACTGATGCTTCAACAAGCAAACCAACATTTGCGAACCATTTAAAGGCATCTAACACAGCAAGCGACATTGTCGGTTTTGTGGCAGATGATCCTTATGAAAGGTTCGAAGTTCAATCAAACAACTCGGGCGCTTCAGCACAAACAGATATTGGTAATGTAGCTAATATCGCTTATACAGCTGGGGCTGCACCAAATTTCGTTTCGAAAGTTGAGTTAGATGATGGAGATTTAGCAACTTCTGATGGCCAATTAAAGGTTATCGGTGTTTCTAGAGACCCGGACAATAACGACTTAACTTCTGCAAACGTAAATTTTGTTGTTACTATTAACGAGCACTTCTTGAAACAAGAAGCGGGCATATAATATAAGGAGTATATAATTATGGCGATAAGTAGAGGACAACTAGTCAAGGAACTAGAGCCAGGTTTGAATGCCTTATTCGGCCTGGAATATAAACGTTATGAGAATCAGCATGCTGAGATATATGCTACAGAATCTTCAGACAGAGCGTTTGAAGAGGAAGTCATGTTATCAGGGTTCGCTCAAGCTCAAGTTAAACCAGAAGGATCAGGTGTAACTTTTGACAACGCTCAAGAGACATACACTGCAAGATATACACACGAAACTGTGGCTCTTGCCTTCGCGATAACTGAAGAAGCTATTGAGGATAACCTGTATGACAGACTGGCTAGCAGATATACAAAAGCATTAGCTAGATCCATGGCAAACACAAAGCAAGTCAAAGCTGTAAGTCCGTTAATTAACGGTTTACCGTCTGGAAGCTTCCAATCAGGTGATGGTGTAACACTATTCAACACTGCTCACCCAACTGTAGCTGGAACTGTTAAAAACACTTTAACAACTGCTGCAGACTTGAACGAAACTTCGTTGGAACAATCAATGATTGACATTGCTGCAATGACAGACGAAAGAGGTCTAAAAATTGCTGCAAGAGGAATGAAAATGATTATTCCTTCAGAGCTTCAGTTCACGGCTGAGAGATTAATGAAATCTCAAGGTAGAGTTGGAACAGCTGATAATGACATCAACGCAATAGCGTCAATGGGAATGTTACCACAAGGTTATGTGATTAATAACTTCCTAACTGATCCAGATGCGTTTTACATTATCACTGACGTACCAAATGGTATGAAGTACTTTGACAGATCACCTATCAAAACTGCAATGGAAGGTGACTTCGATACTGGTAACGTAAGATACAAAGCTAGAGAAAGATATTCGTTTGGAGTATCTGACTTCAGAGGTATCTTTGCATCACCAGGTGCTTAATACTAAATAATTTGAGGCGGGACACAATCCCGCCTCATTTGTAAAATAGAAAGGAAAAATGCAACCAACAAAATTCAGAGTTCAAATTTTTGCATATCAAATGCACGCCGATTTTCAAATTACATGCATCGATTCACCCATTGATATAGAAAATGCTATAGTTGACAGATTAGGAAAATCTGATATAAAATGGGAATATCTTGGAGAAATGAATGATCCCAGGGTAAAACGTATAACCTATGAGGAGGTTATAGATGGAGAACATGATGCAACATCTAAACGACCTTTACACGAAGAAAAAGGGTCTGGATCTCGAATGGGAGCAGGAGCATCTTAAAGAGGGTAGATACACTCTCAATATGGTTAAGATTGACAGAAAAGTCAGAGACGTAATTAGCCATATTAAACTTGCAGAAGCTCAAAAAGAGCATATGCAAATTAAGATAGATGAAGCTGCACCTGAAGTTTCTGTAGCTACTTAATAAAAAGCTACATCGTTGGAAAAAATCAATCCACATTACACGCCCTCTTGCGCTCTGCGTAAATCTAATATATAAACTTATCACTATACAAATATTAGAACGTAGACGAGTATAGTCGACGGCCTAGAGACTACGTTCGGAAAACTAGGAGGATAATTATGGCAACAACTACATTTTCGGGACCGGTAAAAGCGGGAACGATAAGAGAAGGAGCTAGTGCAAACACTGGTTTCGTATTAATGGCTCAATCAGCTAATATTGTTTTTGGTGCAAATGGTAGTACAACTACTATTGCAACATTACCAGCAAACAGCCAAATTTTTCAAATTACTTTAGATGTTACGACTGCTTTTAATGCAGGTACTACTAACACTATTGATTTTGGAGATGGAACTACAGCTGATAAATTTGCTGATGCTTTAGCAGCAGGATCGCAAGCTAGAGTTTTAGCAACCTCAGATGTATCTCAAATAGGAAATTTAATTGATATTGGGACTTCTGATGTTAGCGTTGTAGCTACATATAATCAGTCAGGATCAGCAGCCTCTGCTGGTGCAGCAACTGCAACTGTATTATATCTACAAAACAATAACTTAAGTTAATAATTAATTTAATGTGGGCCTTCGGGCCCACATAAATTTAATGGAGAATTAAATGAAATCAGATGTAAGAGCAGTTAGAAAAACAACAACAGGTTCTGTATTTGCAGGAAGAACTAGATTAAGAGGAATTATTTTAGCCTCAACAGGTTCTGCAGGTTCAGTTACTTTACAAGACGGAAACTCAGTAACACAATTTCAAGTAGATGTTCCAGCAGGAGATGTATTTGCATATAATCTTGCAGAAGACGGAATTGTATTTGAAGGTGGTATGACTGTTTCTGCTATATCAGCTGCAACGGTAACTGTCATCATAGACAAATAGGATCTTAAATGGCTAATACAACTTCTGGAACAGCAACGTTCGAAAAAGGATTTTCTATTGCAGATATTGTAGAGGAATCTTATGAAAGAATAGGTATTCAAGGCGTAAGTGGATATCAATTAAAATCAGCTAGAAGATCTTTAAATATTATTTTTCAAGAGTGGTCTAATAGAGGACTACATTATTGGGAAATTGCAAACAACGACATAACACTAGTTAATAATCAAAATGTTTATACGATGTTTAGATCAACATCTGATGGTACATCAAGTGCAACTGCTGTTTATGGAGTAGATGATGTATTAGAGGCATCTTTTAGAAACGCTGATAATGTAGATTTTCCGTTAACAAAAATAAATAGATCTGCATATCAAGCTCTTTCAAATAAAACTGATACAGGTGTTCCTACACAATATTATGTTCAAAGGCTCATAGACAGAGTTACGATAACTTTATATCTAACACCTGGAAGCGATGAAGCAGGGAAAAAATTAAATTATTATTATGTTAAAAGAATTCAAGATGCAGGAGATTATACTAACGATGCAGATGTACCGTATAGATTTGTTCCATGCATGATAGCTGGTTTAGCGTATTATTTAGCTCAAAAATATGCTCCAGATAGAATACAAGTTTTAAAAATGTTATATGAAGATGAGTTACAAAGAGCTTTAAATGAAGATGGTTCTTCCTCTAGTTCTTTTATAACTCCTAAAACTTATTATCCGAGTGTATAATGGCAAATCTAAGTAGAGGAAAAAATGCAAAATTTATATCTGATAGATCTGGTATGGAGTTTCCATACAAAGAGATGGTTAAAGAGTGGAATGGATCAAGAGTTCATGTATCTGAGTTTGAAGAAAAACATCCACAACTAGAACCTAAGACACACAGAGGTGATCCTCAAGGATTACAAGATGCAAGACCCGCGAGAACAGAGCCAGCTACACAAAATTTATTACCTGGAGATCCTTTTTCTTTAACATCAGGAAGTGGAACAGTAACAGTTACAGAACCTAGTCATGGCAGAAGCACAAGTGATACTGTTAGATTTAGAAATGTGCAAGGATCTCCCGGTGGAGTATCTATTTCTACATTTGAAAATGCATCAGGATTTAGTATAACTGTTACAGGAACAAATAATTATACTTTTGCATTAGGAGTTAATGCATCTGTTACAGAAAATTCAGGAGGGATGACGGTTACTGCAGGACCAGTAACTTTAACACCATAATATGGCATATACTTTAGATAATTTAAGAACAAATATTAGAGATTATACAGAAGTAGATAGTGGTGTCTTATCTGATACCGTATTAGATACAATTATTAAAAACGCTGAAAATAGAATTTATAGAGAATCTGACTCTGATGATAACAGATTTTATGCAACTTCAACATTAATTAGTGGAAATAGATATGTAACTATTCCCTCCGATTTAAGAATAATTAGATATGTACAATTAAAAGACGCATCAGGTAATCAAACATATTTACAGAAAAGAGATACTAGTTTTATGTCTGAGTTTTATAACACACCGGGAACAGCTTCGGGTCTTCCTAAATATTATGGAAATTGGGATGCTAATTTTTGGTTGGTGGCCCCTACTCCTAACTCAAATTTTGAAATAACTTTGGCATACGTAAAACAACCAGTAAGCATAACAAGCACAACTTTGCCAACAACAGCAAATCCAGCTTCAAATGTAGGAACTTATGTGTCTAATAAATATCAAGATTTATTATTGTATGCATGCTTAGTGGAGGCATATGGATACTTGAAAGGACCAGCAGATATGCTACAATACTATGAAGCTTCTTTTAGAAGAGCTATGCAATCGTATTCTATTGAACAACAAGGTAGAAGACGTAGAGACGAATATCAAGATGGTGCTATTCGTACTCCTATAAGATCAGAGCCACCATCTAAATACTAAGGAGATAAAATATGGCAAATATAGTACCACACAGTTTTAAAAGCGAATTACTTTCAGGAACGCATAATTTTGCAAGTGGAGGTGATAGCTTTAAACTACCATTGTACACATCTAATCCTTACACAACAGCAAGCACAGCGTACGATACTAGCAATGAAGTAAGTTCAGGTGGTAGTAGTAACTACGTTACTGCAGGTAAAGTATTACAAAATCAAGCAGTTGTAACTGGAACAGGAACAGCAACAGTTGATTTTGATAATTTAACTTATTCAAGTGCAACTTTTGCAGCTGCATTTGGTGCAATATATAATGATGATAAATCAGATAAGTTGTGTGTAGTTTTAGATTTTGGTGGAACAAAGACAGCGACCAATGGTGATTTCACTATTGTATTCCCTGATCCAAGTACACCAGCAAATGCGATTATTAGTTTAACATCGTAATAGGAATATAACATGGCGTTTAAA